ACAGTTCAGAGTATGTATTACGGGCTGCAATTACGCGGGACAGGCGCACACCGTAGTTCTTGTGTTCAGGGTCAGACACAGGAGCCTGCTCACACATCAGGTCAAACAGTTTAAGGATACATTGGACGGTCTTGCCAGAGCCGAGTGGCCCCATGATGAAGGAGTTTCTAGCCCTACAGTCAGCAAAATCCTGTAAGACCTGGCCCTGTGGCATTAGGTTGTATTCAATCTGACTCATTTCTTAGTCCAGTCTATAGCATCATAGCCCTTCTTAAAGGCATCTCTAGTCTTCTTGTCAGACTTACGGGCATGGCTACCCTTACCACCGTTAAACTCAGGGAAGTGCCTATCCCTATCTTTCTTATCCAGCTTGTGAACTAGACTCTGGCCCATCGTACAAATCCTCTATGAAGTCATTTAGCAAGTATAATACTTCTCGCATGGCAATGGCATCCCTGTCTAAGAAAGCCTCTATAAACGCCTCTATGACCTCAGAATCAGTATCATCTAGCTCGTACTGTTCCCACATAACCAGTCCTCTAATATCATTTGTTTGCAGATGTCAATGTAGAATACGCTTTTTTCGTCGTTTAAGGTGCTTTTAAACTCAACCCCATCATCTGTAAGGATTATAACGATATGGTCTTTAGAAGCAATTACAGTGGCTTCTAGGGCATCTTCTATATCTGGGTGGAGCTTAATTATTTTGCTCAATTTTTTTTTGCCTCGTGCATATATATACTCAGATCGCGCGCCTTCGGAGGGGGGGTACTGTATATCCATCCACTGTACATTTATCCACCTGGCTGTACATCCATACAGTGTGCATTCATACAGTGTACTGGCTATCCATACAGTGTTTGCAATTAACTATCGACAGTATCTGTGTCATTAGATTGAGACCCATCGTACCGCTTACGTTGTACCGATATAGTTAGAGCATTATCAGTCTGCACTGACACAGCTTTAAGTGATGGCTGAATGTACTTAGAGACTCGATCGAATGATTCGACTGCGGCTTTATAGTCTGATAGATCACCCGATGATTCTGCTATCTGTTTAATCTGCAGACTGCCCTCAATCATCTCCATCACTGGATCAAAGTCTGGATACTTCTCTGCAAGCCTCTCTGCTAACAGCCTTTTTAATGGCTTATTGCCTGAGCCTTTAGGCCTTCCCATTGTTGCCATACTTTAAATCTCCTATCCTATTGATTCTAAAGTGATTAAAAATTGATCAATTTGATCAAAAAGTAACCAGATTATAGCATTAAATGAATATAAACCCCTATGTATAGAATGTAATCGAATATAAAAAAAGGCTTTCTATGTTTACAAGACGCAATGTATAGGTATATAGTTTCACCTCACTAAACAAGGAATAAAGACTATGCATACTTATATAGACACTAAACAGTTAATACCCGAAATACTCGATTTAGGTTGGATGGTAAAGAATGACACTTGGACTGATTGCCCTTGGGCAATTTATGATCAATTGCAAGCTGATTATATTGCATTCATAACTGAGGGGGCATAACCATGCAATTTATTACAGACAATAACCGACTTGACGCCCAAATCATCGCCGCCCGCTATTTGGTCGATAAGGCAACCCAACGTAAAGACATGCAAGATAAGCGTATAAATCAATTCTTATTCGCGGCGTCTGGCCTTATTGTTGGAGTTTACATCGGATTTATGACCTTTTACTTCAGTTGATAGCATAGAGCGCATTCACTGAATGCGTTTTGTAGTATCAATCACACACAAAAGAGGGTTACACCATGAAATTACTATCTATTAATGCAAGTAACACCAAGATCAACAAATCACAAAAGAGCGCAAATACTCCAACCCGTATTGCGTCACTATCACTATATCCGGACAATAAAACATGCCCTGGTGCAAAAGCCGCCGGATGCATGGAAGGTTGCCTTGTATCTGCCGGTCGCGGTCGATTCGATAACGTAGCTAGTGCAAGGCGCGCTAAGACTGATTATTGGCATAATAACCAGGCCGGTTTTTTGGCTCAATTGCGTCAAGAGCTAACTAATTTCAACAAACTATGCGCCCGAACTAATGTTCGCGGAGTGGTGCGACTAAATACAATTAGCGACATAGCATGGGAGAAATACGATATCCCCCAATCATTCCCTGACCTGTACTTTTACGACTACACAAAGGTAGTTAAAAGGGTAGGCAATACCCCTGCCAATTATGATTTGATTTTTAGCTATTCGGGGCGCGATCAATACCAGAACCAAGTTAAACAATTACCCGCTAATAAACCTATGGCGGTAGTATTTCAAAATTCCCTGCCAGCACGCTTTTTGGGTAAAAAAGTGATCGACGGGGATAAATCAGACCTGGTAAATGTAAATGCTGGCAATAAAATTATTGGGCTGTTAGCAAAGGGTAAGGCCAAAAAGGATAATTCAGGTTTCACCGTTAATCTAATACAAACATTAGAGGTAGCATAAAATGTCAGAATATAACGACGGTACAGGCAATTGGCATTCCGAGACTATGACGGCATATGCCGATAAATCCAGCGATAGCCTAATACACATATTAAGAGACTGTAACAGCGCAATCCACGCTATGCCGGACAATCCAAAATGCCCGCAGTATATGGATGAAATGCACTACGCTGGTATGGAGTTAAAAAAGCGCGGGTATGAGTTTATCATTAAAGAAAAAATCATTGCCGAAACGAACTTACTCCAAACATGTTATTTTGATAGCTAGGCGAGGGTGATCCTTACATCCTATGAAAGCGGGTTGGCCCACCGTGCCGAATACGGGCCTTTTAGCCTCCTAAATTGGGGGCTTTTTTGTACCCTATAGGTTGGCATAGGGTGGCCCCTTAAAGCGCCTTAGAATGGCTTACAGGGCCTTTTTCTCGGTGTTTATTAGCCTAGATAGATACCATTGCGCCTTTTCTAGCGATTCTATGCCGCCTTTGGATTGATAGCGCCATAGGTATTTGATCGCGCACGCCTTGCAATGCCCCGCGAATGCTTCCTTCGACATGCTCGCTTCGATTGCGTCGATGCATTCTATCTCGCCTTGATAGTGGGCGGGGTGGTTCACCATATCACTTTGCGGGGTAGGCGCGGAACATTCCTCATTCCCTGCCAAGGCGCTTTTTTCCATAGTAGAAACTGGTTTCGGCTCGATAGCGGGGTGGTTTTTAACCAATTCTTTCCACTTACTCATCTTTATCACCGTATTTTTTGCGCAAATAATTCAGACTCACTGGCAACTCGTCGCAACCACCATCTGCCACCTCATGCAACATCCAGATTCCACGCCAGGACAGATTAGTTTGCGGGGTTAAGTAGTCCTCATGCCCCTGATAAAAGATGCCAGCGAACAACCCCATAATATTGGTGCCATCTGCTCTCCTGCCATAGGCAATATCCCTATCTTGAACATGCCCCATGACACAAGTCTGCATTTTCTTTGTCATCATGCTCCTAGCACTAGCTACTGGTCTGCCCATAATCCCTGAAGTGAAGTAATGTGAGTAGCAAATACCATCCACAACTGCCACCTCTAGGAAGTCGTAGACCTCCCAGCCCATCTCTTCCAGCTTCAAGTCTTTGTAGCCAATCAATCCATCTAGCTTGGCATCGCCCTCGATGGCGCGTTGTATCCTGTTCTCATGGTTACCAAGAGTAAAAACCATGCGAGGATTCCAGCGTTTATGTTTGTTAGTTATCAGCCGCTGTTGCTCAGTGCGGATAGGCTCTAGGAATGTCTCCATCGCCTCAATCCCTGCCTGTATGTCATCAGTGTAGCGTCTACCCTCAAAGGATTTCTTGCCGACATCCCAAGACGATAGCGAGGGCATATCAAAGTGGTCGCCAATATGGACAATAACATCTGGCTTTTTATCTGCCGCGTACTGCCCTGCCCATTTAAGGTGGTCAGTGGGGTGGCCTGGTTTAACCTGAGTGTCTGGGATAATGAGATGCTTCATATTTTCTCCATAAAAAAAGCGCCACTAAGGGCGCTTCAAATCTTGATTCGCTACTGCTATAAGCCCACAGATCACGAATATTAACATATAAATTATCACTTTCAACACCACCCAGAACAACTGAGTCGCCATTATAGAGACTCTGCGTAGGGTCACAAATGTATTAGCTTTATTCATCACATGCCTGTGAGTAATGGCCCGTTACCACCACGGGTGGGCCAGACCCGATCACAGGTCGAGGGAGACCTTGGCTAAAACGGGATGTCTTCTGTAATAGGTGCAGCAGTAGGGGATGCTCCAGACTGTGGTGCTGCTCCATCAGTATAAAATACTTTCACATTACCTAGAATTGGTGGGCGTTCCTCACCTGCCTCGCGCTCTTCTTTGCTCTGAGACTGAGCGATAAACCCGTTGTTCTCGTATTGATCCTGCTGAGCAGTGTCGATAAAGGTTGTCATGTTCAGGTAGGTGGCGGTGCTGCCATCCTTCTTGGTTACTTGAGTCATACGAGACTTGTCGATTTTGGTCACATCGAGTGACACTGATACACCTATTTTCATGTTAAGTTCCTCACTTCGGAAATAATTTCTGTTACGGCCAGCAATACTTGCTCTGCCAAGTTCTTAATAAACTCCTCATCACGCTCAACTCGCACGATAAAGGGTTCTTTCTCAGGGTGGTAAGACATAAAGTCCCACCAATCACGCTCCGTGATCCACATGCATCCTTGGACTTGAGCATAATGTTTTGTGGGGCAGACTCCCTTGTCGCTCCACTTGTCATGGTTACTTGGGGCTGGGCATTTAATCTCTATGCCACCGTCCTCACCTATCAACCCATCAGGACTGCAACCAAACTCACCACTGTTGTCTAGGATAAAACCTACTTCCTGCACTTGGTTGTCAGTAATCAATTCATAGAGGTTGCGGGCATCAGGCTCTAGCTCATTACCCCTTGTCATCCACTCTGTAACAAATACAGGAGCAGACATGCCAGATATTCTTTCGATAATCATAGCGTTAATGTAGTCATCGGCACTAGCACTTGGCTTGCCATTAGATTTAATTAACTTGTGGAACTGACTGGCGCTAGGTCTGCCTAATCTAGCGTCCAGCCATTCCTGACTACCTTGTTCAGCTTGCAGTATTTGCATCAGCTTTACGCTTCAGTGCTGACAGTGCCTGATCGAACTGCACCGCCCTCATCTGGTCAACAGTAGAACACTTAAATACCTGACAGAACTTCTCAACGTCAGACTCAGTAATCTCCAGCAGAGATTTGAGTTGTGCTGCTTGCTTGCTGTCAATCACCGCATCCTGTACTGAACTAGGCAGGTCTTCACCAGCGTAGATGTATATACCCAGACCATGCATGGCAATTGCTTTAACCAAACAGCGCATTCTGGCATCAGAAATGTCGCGGGTGCTAGGGTTAGCGATAGATTTGTTTCTGTTGTCCATTACTGGCAAAAACATACTGTGGGTCTTACCCTCTACAGTCACTGAAACATGCACTTCACAAGTCTCATTATCCAGAAAGATAGGTGGACAAAAAGCATAGGTCGAATCAGGGTAATGCTCCATCAGTGTCTGCCATGCCCATGCCCACGATAGGTAAGATAGGTTGCCCTTCTTTTCTACGTTTTTGCTACAGTCGATAGCGGATAAGGTCTTCCATACACTCATGACTTCACCTTCCATATTCTGTAGCCTTTCTTCTCAGCACGACCTACAGCCTTGAAGCCTTCACAGATGTCCACATAGTACCGGAAGTAATGACCTTCTTTGTGGTCTTTAAGCAGCACAGAGTCGCCATGCCGCATTTTGGTGGCAATTGAACGTGCATCAAGCACACCTGGGATTGGAATTTTCTTATCAATCTTCATCGTAAAGCTCCTGCTCGCTGTTCAAAGGCATACTGCTCTCCATAACCTTGATTGTACTCATCGGACGCACCATCAACAGCGTCATGGCCGTGGATACAATCGTATTCACCGCGCTCAAAGTCAGTCATTTGATCCATAAGTGCTTGTAGAACATGGTCATCGTCGTCGCACGGAGACCCAGTGCGCTGGGGGCTTTCATAGTTAAACATAGTCTTTCCTCTTTGTGGTTGTGCTGTCTATTCTACATACTTTGTTGTGGGATGCAAACTTTTGTTGCAAATTAATTTAACCGTAGTTACTATGCAATCTCACTTGAAGGAGAACAAGATGGACATCAACAAAAGCATTAATCATTTTATGGAGCAACAGGGTTTTATCCAGATGGATTTATCGAGACACTCTAAGCTGCACCCATCCACCATTAGTTTGATCAGGAACAGTCACCGCACCCCTTCCTTGGATACCGTCCAGGCTTTGTCTGAGATGTTCAACGTGAAAGTATCAGAGTTCATAGCGGCAGGTGAGTAATGGACAAGCCAGCCTACTACGCAATGATCCCCGCTAGTGTTAGATATGATGCACGACTTACTCCAAACGCTAAGTTATTGTTTGGGGAGATTACTGCACTGTCAAACAAAGAAGGGTATTGCTGGGCAATGAACGCTTACTTCGCTGAACTGTACGGTGTTAGCAAGACATCTATATCTGCATGGATAGGGAATCTCAAGGATGCTGGACACATCACAGTGGAGATGAACTACAAGGAAGGTAGTAAACATATCTTGAACAGGTATATAAGAATTCTTGGGGAGGGTATACAAGATAACTTGCCACCCCCTACAAGAAAACTTGATGACCCTATACAAGATAACTTTGTAGATAATAATACAATGAATAATACAAAGAATATTACACCTAATAATATAGGTGATTTTGATTCATTCTGGCGGTTCTATCCAAGGAAAGCAGGAAAGGAGGCCGCTAGGAAAGCATGGCTAAAGCTACGACCTGATGAACATATCATGAAGATGATCGATGATAACGTAAAACAGAGGGTGGACAAGGGTGAGTGGCGCAAGGATAACCAGTCATTCATACTCCATGCCAGTACCTTTCTGAACCAAAAACGCTGGGAAGATGAAGTGTTAGACCAGCAAACACAAAAAAGAACTGACCCTGAATCTATCAAAGGTGTGCCAGTCATGGACAAGCTTGTAGATAGATCATGGGCTGAATGAGGGAAAACAATGTGGATATTACCAAAGAACTACCCACTGTCATCAGCTTTTGCAGCGGATATGGTGGAATCGAGAGAGGACTTGAGCTTGCCGGGGTTGAACATAGAGTCATCGCTTATGTGGAGATCGAAGCCTTCGCCATTGCGAACTTGGTTAACAAGATGGAAGACGGGATCATACCTCCCGCACCTATATACACGGATATTAAAACCTTCCCATCGGAAATCTTTCGAGGAAAAGTTAGCATCCTCACTGGCGGCTATCCATGTCAACCTTTCTCAGCAGCAGGAAAAAGGCTCGGAGCAGATGACCCAAGACACTTGTGGCCCCACATACGGAGACACATCGCAGCAATTAGACCTGCTAAATGCTTCTTTGAAAACGTCGAGGGACACGTCTCGCTTGGACTCTCCAGCGTCCTCAGCGATATGGAAGAAGATGGTTATCGAAGCGCGTGGGGAATATTCTCAGCGCGTGAAGTTGGCGCACCGCACCAGAGAAAGCGAGTCTACATCATGGGCAACTCCAACTTGCCACATGGAAAAGGAAGGGGCTTATCCGGCAGAGTTTACTCGCAACACACCCTCGCTAACAGCGCAAGCAAATTGGCCTACCCCAGATGTGGCGCAAGCTCAGAAGGTGTCAAACAGGCCAAACTATGGTCAATTGGGGCTGGCGAATCACCCGAAAGTACACGGAAAAAATGTGGACAGACCAAAAATGTGCAAGGACAGAAATGGCCTGCCGGGCCAAATCAAGAACAATACGAATGGGAACAGCCAAGAACAGTTTGGAAAACTAAACCCGAATTGGGTGGAACACTTGATGGGCATTCCAACAGAGTGGACAGACTTAGGCTCTTGGGGAACGGAGTCGTACCAGCAACAGCCGCCAAAGCGTGGCTAACATTAAATGAGGAATCGTTATGAAAACTAAATTGAACAAACAATTTAACGGTGGCAACAATGACCACAACAATCGCAGAAGAAGCTATGTGCGTTACATCGGCCATAAGTGCAGTGAACTCGTGAACGGTGAGTGCTACACTTTCAAAGAATTAGCTAAAGTTGCTGGTGTGGCTCCTGAAACTATGAAGCATCGCATTAGACAATTGATGTTTGACTATCCAAAAGGCACGCACAAAATAGCCAATGATGACACGCTGCGAACAAAGGCTGAAGTGTCATGTGACAAAAGATCAGGTGTGACTAAAGAAGACTTGGCAAAAAGAATGGAGTTGCCACGATGTGAGACTAAACCCGAAGTGCTAATGGCTAAGTGGTTGCGGAGGAAGTTGTGATGGGTGAAGCATACACAGTGAACAGTGAGTTCACGAAAGAAACATTTAAAGAATTTGTCGATGAACTGTACGACAAGAAGCCATACATCACGTTCACTTATCAGCATGGTAAGCCACGCACCGCCGCGCAGAACAATGCCATGCACGTTTTTTGCCGACAGATAGCAGACAGGTGTAATGCAGCAGGGTACTGGTACACCGTCAGTAGTCAGATACTGAAGTCAGACCTGGATACTCCGTGGACGAAGGAGAGGGTCAAGAAGCTGATGTGGATGGCTGTTCAACAGGCTCTGTACCCTGACACTACGTCTAGTAGAGACTTAACCACTGAGCAAATGATTAAGGTTGCTGATACACTTGCTGTACACTTGAGTGATACTCATGGCATACATGCTATTTTCCCCACTAAGGAAGACATTGATGGCAATAAGAAGAGACGCGGCTGACAAATGGTTCAGCGATGTGGTCAGGAAGAAGGCTGGCTTTGTTTGCGAACACTGCAACAAGGCTGGGGCCAGGATGGAATGCGCCCATATCTACGGACGGGCAGCTAAGTCAGTG